CCCGGACTCAATAGCTCGCTTGGTCAGCTCTTCGAAGCTCGACTGCTGTGACAGGGCGGCCAACCGTGACTGCAGGTTCGTTACCTTGTCAGTGGCTTCCGCCAGGCGCTTCACGGCAGCCACAGCGGCCCCCACTCCGATGGCGGCCATAGCCGTTTGCAGCCCCTTGATGGCACCCTGCATCCGGCCTATCATGCCGTTGGCTGCATTCTCGTACTGCTTCAGGCCAGACGTGTCCGTCTTGAAGCCCAGCCGCGTTACCAGTTCCCGTACGATCATCTCGAATCCTTCTGTGCTTGACGCTGCAGGTCATCCCGCATGTCCAGCATACCATTCAGCTGCATCAGCCGGTGCAGTGGAACGTCTCCGCGCTCCACTTCACCTAGCGACACCATGCCGGCCATGATAGGGCGCCAGATGACGCCCTGCTCTTCGATATCTTCCCGGAGCTTGCCGGGCATGGAGCCCCCGGTATCCCTGCTTAGATATGAGCGCCAAACCGGGTGAGCGCCTTCGTAAAAGCCGGGCCAACCTGTGCCTTGATCAGCGTGAAGGCCACTTCGTACAGGTCCATGACATCTTCAGGCGTGAAGGCCGCGTCGATCTGGCCACGGTTCTGCAGCGGACTCCCATCAACGGACAAGGAGCACTTGGCAAACACAGGTAGGGCAACATCCTCGAGTACATCGCCCTCAATCGAGGCGAAGGCGCCAATCAGGGCTGACACATCGGCGTCCATGCTGACGGTTTTGATGGCCGGGCCGAGCTTCTTGACCAGCGCCAGGATCAGCTTGTGCGCCTCGAAGGCGTTCATGTTGACATATCGGTACGTGCGGCCATTGACAATGAATTCGTTCATTCTCGTGCTCCAAAAAAAAGAACCGGCGGCACGCCCTTGTGAGCGCCCGCCGGCCGTGTTACGCGCAGTATACCATCATTTGAGTGACAGAATCACGCTCTCCGCAATGAACTCCCACTCTAGTGCATTCGGTTTCTCGGTCAGCTGCAGGCCGGGGCCTTTCGACAGATAGCAGGTCGGGGCGAGCACAAGGCGGGCGCCGCGACTCTTGTCGATCACCGTGATAGGCAGCGGCGTCGTGTTGAGCTTCGGTGTACCGTAGCCCGTGAGCGCCTGCAGCTGATCATTGGTGGTCGAGCCCTGCATGACCGACAGCGTGATCTTGGCCGAACGGTTGGCGGTCAGACTGGGCACCAGAGCGCCATCCAGGCCGACGGTGAATTGCATGCCGTCGCCCTGCATTTCGATCTTCACGCCATCATCGGCCGTCAGGTTGCTAACGGTCACATGGCCAACGGTCACAACGACGCCAGCCGGATTGAACACATTGTTGATTGCCATTTCAGAATCCTTTCAGTAGCCCGGGCTTCCCCGGGCGCTTGCTATCAGATAGCGCCTTCGTAGGTGAAGGAGCCGGTGACGTTCACAGCGTGGATGGCGCCAGTCAGGTATGCCGTGAAGCCAACATTTGCCACGCGACTTGCCTTGATGTTGAACGGCACATCGGCGGCGCGCGGGACGCTCACATCATACCCTGGAACCTGATTGCCTTCTCCGTCATCGCGCCAGTCGATCACACCGCCGGCCCGAACACCTTCCTGCAGGGTCTTGATCATCGTCGCGGCAATGACCTCCAGCCCCTCATCGGTGTACGGAAGCTTCGGGCGATTGACCAGCATCGTCACCAGGTTGGTCTGCATCGCATCCTGCAGCCAGTCACGGAAGCGGATGACGTCAATCCACTCGCCGGCTGCGACCTTGCCACCTCTTGTCACCGACAGGTCAGAGCTGTGGCGGGCGAAGAACGATGCGTTCTGTTCCTGCAGCTGACCTTCTAGTGTGGCCGACATCGTCGAGGCAGTCACACCTGCCAGCCGCTTCAGCGCCCATGTTTCGCTACCAGCTTGATAGCCCAGTGACCTGGCTGCCCATGCGGCGCCGGTGTTGATATCCGAGCTGGCGATCACGGCGGTCCTGTACAGGTTCAGCGTCTTCAGCGCGCGGGCAATGGCAACCCCTTGGACCGACTCGGCCACGGTCAGCACCAGCAGATGGCGAGTTGCTTCCAGCGCCTTGGCGAAGTCCTGTTGGTTCTGGCTGGCGTGGGCGATCACGGCGCAGTACCAGCGGTTATCTGAGTCCAGAGCCTTCTGCAGATCTTCGGCCGTCAGAGCGCCGGCGTCAGCAACGTAGGCTACCTTCACCTGCGAAGCACGGGGGTGCTGCGAGAAGATGGCCTGAATCATGCCGCGGGCAACGGCGGGCACGTCAGCTGGCACATCGGCGAAGCGCTGGTACGTCTCCACTTTGCCTGCTGTATGCGTGCCAACCTGCTGCGCGAACACGCAGATGGTCCCGAAGTTGGCGCGCCCAACGGCTGCCGTGTTCAGATCGATCTGAACGTTAACAATATCGTCAAGAGTTGCCACGTGTCACCTCAATGATTGTTGGCGGGTTCAGCACGTCGCCTGCCGGCTTCGTGCGGATTGTGTCAATTGTACCCCACGATTCGGAAACGTCAAGCGTCGTCACGGCCGGAATCGAGCACTCAACCGTGGCCCGCTCACCCCATTCGCTGTTGGCCAGCAGATCCGGCGTGAACTGCGGGTTGCCGTACCAGGTGATCGGCGACGATCCAGCACGGCAGGCAAGCACAAGGCGCACCAGCTCTCGCAGTGCGTCCCGGCCGACGTAGTGCACCCGGTAGTTGTACCGGTCCACGCTGGCCACGGCCTGTGCCTGCGGGCAGTAGTCATTGAGCAGGTGCTCAACGGTCATCGGCTCAACCACGACGTACGGCGGCTGGGGCCGCGGGGCATTCTGGTGCGACCAGAACACCAGCGCCTTCGTGTGTTTCTGCAGTGCTTCGATCATTGCTCCAGCCTCCGGGCGATGAGTTTGAAGTGCGGGATTACGGCCATCTGGTGATCCTCGATGGATTCGACCTGCCAGCGCTTGCCGCGCCACTCGAACATTGGCCGGTACTCGTCACTGTCCATGCCACGAATCGGCGTATCCGTGTAGACCTTCACGCGCTGCGTGTACTGGTCGCCGATCTGCATCTTGATCACATCTTGTGCTGACACGGGCTGCACGCTGGCCTCGATCGTGACCGACAGATCGGGTGCGGCCTGCCAAACGCCATTGACGTACCGCCCCTGGGCGGCCACGGTCAGCTTCAGTGGTTGTCTGAATCCCATTACCTTCCTCCATTGACACGGGACGTGATGGCGTCACGCATGGCGCCGGTGTCCACCATCTGCTTCGCAAACCCCTTCCGCTTCACCGTGGCCGGGTCCAGTGGCGGGGGGAACGATCCGCCATTGACGTGCGCCCGAACTATGTCAGCGACGTCCTTGCCGGCCAGGTCAGCGGCCGCAGCTGACTTCAGACGGCCATCAAGCACAGCAGCTGTGGCGGCTGCAATGGCGCTATTCACCGCACCAGAGTTCTTCTCGATTGACGAAGTCAGCCATCGGCGGGCCGGCGTGTGGCCGTCACTGGAGCCGTACTCGTGCACGGTGGCATACACGGCGATGTCTGGCCGATCGATGATACCCACGTCCACGGTTGGCATGCTCGTGATGGCGGCCTTGATCTTGTCCCAGCGGGACCGATTGTCAATAATCGCCACAGCCGCAGCCCTTGCCATACGGCGACACAATGATGGACGGAAGATGGATGCTGGCATCCGGGATCAGGTCTTGCAGCATCCGCCCCCAGAACGAGCGATCCCACGGCGTGCTTGACGCTGTAGTGGCGTACGTGCGCGCCAGATCGCCCTCACGCTCGCTCACAAGCTGGCCACTGACATTCCGCGTAGCCCGCATGTGCAGGGCAAACAGGGCTGCGGCCGCCAGACGTCGGTCAGCAGGGATGCGATCGAGCACAGGCCAGATCAGCGCCAGCCTGACATAGAGCTGCATGCCGTCGGTCGGTTCTCCGTACGAGGCGATCTCGGCAAGGACTTCATCAACAGTCATTGGATGCTCCAAATGAAAAGGGCCGGTTACCCGGCCCGTAAAGTGTATCACTCTTCGGTGATTTCGTCATCGATCACGGTCTTCTTGCGAGACTTCTTTGTGATGCCAGCAAACAGCGGATCATCCTCTGGTCGCCGCGCAACCGACTCTGGCGCCTTCGGCTTTTCGATCTTGATCTCTTCCAGTAGGGAAGTGTCGTAGCCCCAATCGGTGTCAACATCCATCTCTTCGTCGGGCCCAATGACATGCGACCCGACGATGGTATAGGCACCCATGGGGTTACGGTAACGTTTCATCACCATAACCCCGACCCCTATCAGGCAACCAGTCCGGTTGCCGACACGATGGCGCGGCTGTCGACCACGATCAGGCCAGCGGTGCGGCTTTCCACGATGGTCTTCAGGGCCAGGCCGTCACGCTGCTCCGGATGCAGGTGGCCAAACATCGGCAGCCAGATACCGGCCGTGGCGGGGGACTTGTCCATCGCCAGGATGTCTTTGCCGCCAAGGGTTTTCAGGGCAACACTCTCGACCACGCTCACGCCGGGCATCGTTTCAGCGAAGATCGCCAGAGCGGTCTTGCCGTTGATGTTTTTGGTAGCAGCGATCTCGTGAGCGTCGCCAGACAGAACCAGCGTGTTAGCCGAACGAGTGCCGTTGGTACGCAGGGCGATGGCACGAGCCACAGCACGCATGTCGCGGGCGATCTCGGCGGCACCTTTGGCTTCCCACTGGGTGCTGTTGCCGGTACCGTCATTCTTCAGGGCCACGTTGGCGAAGTTGAAGCCGGTCAGGCCGGTGATGCCGTACTGTGCGTCACCTTGGAAGAAGATGCGGTCGATCTCGGCAGCCTGTGCCAGCAGAGCGGCGTACTGCTTACCTTGATCCAGCGGAGCACCTGTACGAGCGGCCGTCTCCAGTTCCATTGTCGAGAACCGGAAATAGTTGGCGATCTGGGCCAGCGGGGCGGTACGGTTGATCTTGCCAATGTCAGCGGCGGGAATGTCGGTGGCATTGTTGTTGACGATCTTGGCCTTACCGATCTGCTCGTATTCACCAGATTCGACGGCAACGTGACCCAGTTGACCTGAACCCAGAACCGGGAACAGTTTGGTGGCCGACGGCATCACGGCCAGCGATTGCAGCAGGCCTTCGTAGACGGCGGTCAGCTTGGCAGACACGAGGCCGGCACCGGCATCGTCCAGATTCAGCAGGGATTTGATGACTTCGCTCATTTCATTCTCTCTTGAGACTGACCCGGGGCACGGCGCCCCGGGGACTGTCGGGATTATGCCAGAATCACTTCGTCGTTGCAACAAACACGTCAACCAGGCCGTCACCAGTGGTGGCCGACTTGGCAACCACAGTTACCAGCGCCGTTGCGTTACCGCCGGTGGCCAGCACTTTCTTCTGGGTGCCGTGGTAGTTCAGACGAGTGTTCAGGGCGATCGCACCAGCGCCACGAACGGTCACGGTGCCGTGCGTCACGACGCCAACCGAATCACCCTTGCGATAGCCGTTCGGGCCAACGCAAACGTGCGACACGACAGCAAAGCCGATCAGGTTGCCGTTGGTAGCCTCCTCGACTTGACCTTGTGCGTTCAGCATCACTGCCGCACCAAAGGGGATGTCGCTGGCGGCCGGGAAGGTTTCAATGGACGTCGGGCCGAAACCGTGCTGGATCATGCCCGGACTGGATTTGGTGATGGTGATCATCTTCGTCTCTCCTTACTGCAGGAAGCTACCAGCGGAGATGGTCCGGGCAGCGGGTTTGGATTCGGGTTTGGATTCGTGCTTGACTGGTGACACGCTCTTCAGGACGTCGTACGCGGTACGAACGTAGCTGTCCTCCTTGCCGTCCAGGTTCAGGCCGGGGTGCACAGCGGCGATCACAGCGCGCATCGTGGCTACGGTCGATTCTTTGGGCTGGACACCAACAGAACTGGCGAACGCGTTCACCGAGAACTCTTCAGCCACATCGGCGCGAACTTTGGCCTCGATCTCGGCGCGCATCGCATCGATAGCGTCTTGATTCAGCTGGGCGGAAGCCTCTGCATCGGCGCGCAGTTTGGCGTTCTCGGCCTCGAGAACGTCGACCTTGGCCTGCAGGTCAACGGCATCGGACTTGACTTCGTCTTTGCTCACTTTGATTCCTTCTTCAGTAAACCGAGCTACACCAGCCCGTCCACGCGGGACGATTGCAAGGTGGTTGCATCGGATATTGGTTTGCATCATATCATACTTCACGCCGTCAGGTGTCACACCACCCGGGCCGGCATCGACACTATACCCCACCGACAGCTCAACCGCAACCCCAGAGCCAATCAGATCGATGGCCCGCTGATCGTGGACCACGACATTGGCCCGCAGGTTGTTGCCGTCCCGCCACGGGCGCCCGATGACGGCGCCGACGGTGTGATCGGCTGTGTTCCGGCTTGTGACCGGGATCGACGGGTGCTGGATCGTGACCGGCGCCCCCTCGAATGTCTCCAGGGAGTCGGCCTTGAAGACTTCTTCGGCTGGGCGGTACTCCAGCCACGGCTTCCCTCCGCGCTGGTACACCTGGATGCCAGTCCGGGCGATCACAGGGGCATCCAGCACGAAGCCGTATTCAGTTTTCCGCGTTCTGATAGCGGACATATCTTCCCTCCATCGTTTCGACAGGGTTTAGTGTACGCGGAAAAATAGGCTCCGCATGACAGCGACACCGAATCTCGTAGCCTGGCTGCGGATCGGACGCGAAGCTGAACACCTCGCCGTCACGGGCTACATGAGACTTCCTCACCCGGCTGTCCCGCTCCGTCACCCAGCGATAGGTGATCGCACCGGCCTGCTGGTAGCGGGCGCGGTTGAGCGCCTCCACGGCCTTGTTGGACTGGTCCACGGCAATCAGGTTGGCCCGGTTCTTGGCCATGCCATAGACCCGCTCCAGTTCTTCCTGCAGCGCTTCCGGGTCGCCAGCCAGCCGGGCAACAGTCTGTTCCATGCGGGCACGGTGGCGTTCGGTCAGGGACCCGATGAGCTGGACGTTGTTGGCGATCCACTGCGCGCGCTGTGCCTGCAGCCACGACTCGACACGGACACGGTCAACGCCGGACAGGCCGAGAAAGTCTTGGCTTGGCGGAAGGTTATTGCCAGTCATCCGCTTGACCAGAGCCCGGAACTGGCGATCCTGGAAGCGGGACAGGAAGATGTGGAACCACTCCAGCAGGCCACGGGCGCGTTCTACAGCATCGACGTCCACAAACGGCCACGTCTTCGTGACCGTCGAGGTCAGCGTGGCCGTGAAGTCGCGAGCTGACGGCCAGTCCACGTACAGACGGCGACTGCGGGCGCGGCCCGCAGCCTCCTTTTCAGCTTTCGTAGCCATCGGTCAGGAATCCTTCGTCGGCCAGAAGTTTGCGGGCGCCCATTGGATCAATCACGGCGTGTGACAGCAGGCGGTCCAGTGCGCTGGCAATCCTGTCGAGGCGCTGTGCTCGATCGGTTGCCGATTCGCGATCCAGCGGCTCATACTCGGGGGTCTTGCCAGCGATCCACTCGAGCACGGAGGTCATGACAGACTGCTGATACTGGCGGATGATCGAGCGCCACAGCTGCTGGTCTGCGTTGCCACCGCCAAGACCACCTTCGCCCTCACCCCAGAGCACGCGGGCCGGGATGCCTGTCACGGCGCACACGCGCTGCATCGCGGCCTGAATGATCGACTGGGCGGCCCCCATCTGGGCATTCAGAATCTCGTACGACTCGTTGCCGTCCACGACCACGGTGTTGCGAACGCCGCGGGCGGCATCCACGAGGGCGATGCGCTGCTCGACCATCTGCTGGCCTGACGGGGTCTGCAGATAGCGCCCCAGGTCAGGAATCTTGTGCACCGGCTGCTGTGACCGCTCGAGGCCGGCCACGGCGACGTCAACAGCCCGTAGGTAGCAGGCCACGGCCTCCTGTGTGCCCTTGCGATCCATGACGCCCTTAACCCACATGAAGCCGGTGTCCCGCTCGTACTCGACGTTGTCCACCAGAATCTTCCACGGCTCGCCGCGATGGGGGCCGTGCATGTACGTAGCAGTGACCGAGTAGCCGTCAGGCAGAATGGACCGGCCATTCTTCAGTAGCGGCACGGCTCCGTTCTTTTCGGCTCGAGCACATGCCTTCACGGCCGAAGCGGCGATCTTTGAGTCATTGCCGGTCCAGCCAGCCACAGCGGCCCACGGAATGGCTGACCACACGCGGTCGATGCCGCCAGCCTTCTTGCCGAACCCATAATTCAGCGGGGACTGGCGCACGAACACATCCTCGTACGCCCCGTCGTTTGTCAGTTCCGTCATATCAGTCCTTCGAGGTTATACCTATTGGTCTCGGTCAGGCGGTTGAGTGCCCGAGACACTGCGTCGATGGTGTCATCGTGCTTGCCAACTGGCGCGGCCGCAAACTCATCGAGCACAGGTCTTGCCATATCCGGATCACAGGCTACCACAAACCTGCCATCCTGCACAATAGACGACAGCGGCCGGGCACGGGTCATCTTATCGCCGGTTTCCCGCGAGGTGTGAACGGCGTACCCCGTCAGAGCGATCGCGTACTGGTCGGCCGCACGTTTGCCAGCGGCACCGGGGTCGATCGGCAGGGACTGTTCGACCAGCGGACCGTCCATGGCGGCCGTCCGCTTGATCGTGGCGTCCACACGAGCGCTCCCCCACTGGCCGCGAACCACGTCCAGCAGGTACACCTTCCCGGTGAGGTCATCCAAACCGACCAGCGCCCCGACCGTGTAGTCACCACCCCCTTCTGTGGCAGCAAGGTCCCAGCCACGGCACAGCCGCAGGTTCGGCGGTCAGCCACTCCTATATTAGATGGGTCCAGGTAGCCACCAGAGCGCGGGGCCGGCTGCTGCTGCAGCTGGCTTGCTGTGCCATACGGTCCGAGCCGACGTTCCAGCGCCTCGACCTGATCAGCGCTGAACCGCTCCGGAAAGAACAGCACGCCATCCGGGCCGCCGTCACGCGGGTCGCGGAAGCGCTTCGTCTCGGTCGGAAACTTGCTATCCCACCGCATCGGGATGATCAGCTTCTCGTACATCGGGTCGGACAGGGCGATGCTGGCCGGGTCCGATTCGTGGATCCGCTGCATGATCATCACGATGGCCGACTTGCTGTCGTTGACACGACTTGGCACCGTCTCATTGAAGATGCGAGCGGCCTCATCGATGGCGGCCTTCGAGAAGCCATCCTCGACGGTCATCGGGTCATCGATGATCACGCGATCGCCGCGCTCACCGGTCATATTCCGGAAGGCCATGCACACGCGCTGCCCGTAGGCCGTGTTCTCGAAGTTCAGCTTCGAGTTCTGATCCTTCGTCAGCTCCACGTGCGGGAACAGGTCGCGGTACTCCTGTGACTGCACTAGCCGCCGCATCTTGCGGGCGTCGCGACCAGACAGGGCGGTATTGTGGGCCACGCCGATGATCTTCGTCTGCGGACGGCCGATAGCCCACTCCCAAGCCGGCCACATGACCGAGACCATCAGAGACTTCATTGAACCCGGGGGGACATTAATCACCAGCCGAGTGATCTCGCCACGCGTGACCGCCTCAAGGTGGTCGGCCATCGCGTCGAGCGCCCAGCCCCATGCCACCGGCCTGTCATTCTCGAGCACAGGCCAGAACACGCCCACGAAGTTGCGGAGCGAGCGGGTTGCATACTCCCGCAGAAGCTGGAGCGCGATATCGTCCATCACAGTACCGGAGCCTTGCCAAGCACGCGCAGGGCATCCCGAACCTTGTTGTCGGGCACATCAGTCACGTCCACGGTCTCCGGCGTCTTCGGCAGGTTGTCTGTCACATCCAGCAGACGGGAGATGGCCCCGAGTCGAACGGACTCGCTCTCAGCCGACAGGGCCAGTCTATACAGAGACTGCAGAGCCTGCGCCCGGATGGCACCCATATCAGACAGGTCTGCCCCGGACTGATGTACGGACAGCGCCGACTCCACGTCAGGCCGCCTCATGATCACGGCCGCCGCAGCCTTCTCGCGCCCCTGCCACAGATTCATTCGCTTCAGGGCACGGGCGGCGTTGTAGTCCACCAGATAGGCAGCCACGAAGTCGTCCACGGTCAAGCCGCCCCCGAGCACATCCTCGATCGGGGCCTCGAGCAGCAGACGCTCATTCAGCGGAGGCAGTTTCGGTTTTGCGTAGATATCCATCGGTCACAGGTTGCCTGAGGTTTCGTGGAGACCAGCCCGGCCCCACACACGTAATTGTACCCCAGCAAGCACAGTTGTTGGTGCCTGCAGGGCGCCGACGACCCACCACGAACACAGCATACTTGGGGGTAGTATCCAAAAACTACTGTACGCAATATCAGTGAAAAACCACTGTACGATATGTCAGTGCAACTTACCAGCTCCAGTTAAAGTAAAGGGTGCTGAATTGTCTGTTACACTTGTAACCACTCGCAAGTCATTGATTTTCCTAGTAGCCGTTTACAATTCTGTTACGGTGAAGGGGGGGGGTATATTTGGAAAAATCACCGTTTAGGAGATAAGACCCCTATAGTCACTGTAACGTAACTGTAACTTGAAACATCTGGTTACAAGTCGAGATGGAGGGGGGTATACAGGTAGTGAGGCATTCGCCGGGTCGTCGCTGCGGGCGATGCCCCCCCTGTGCTTGCCGCCCGCATGGGCGTGTGCGCGGCGCGCGCCTGTACGCGTACGCGCGCGTAGGACGCAGGGGGTGTTGACAAGCACGTTTGACACGCGTATAGTTCTGTTCCTGAGGGGTGGCTGTGGCCGGTAACCAGCCCGGGCCCACCCCAGCAGCGAGACGATCGGCCGGTCAAGTGCCCTGAAAGATGGGAGTTAAATCCGGCGCCGTTGAGCAACTCGGTGAGCAATGTCAAGGCAGACAAAGCCCGCCGGGAAGCGAAACACAGAGGCAGCACGACGGCTGACCTCGAAATGGTAGACGGTGGTCACAATCCGTCGCCGACCGACTGGCAACAGTCCGCATGCACTGGGTGTGGCACCACCCACTGCCTGCGAATTGAAGTCAGTCAACCCGCCTTCGCCCGTAGGTGCCACTACGAGCGTTGGCGGCCCTGCACAGGGGAAGCATTTGCCCGGGCGAGGTGCCACTCGCAGCCGGGCTTTTGCCGTTTGTCACCCGACCAAGCAGTGGGCTTGACCTTGTGCTTGCCGATGGGGTATAGTTCGCACATTGCTTCCACAGGAGGTTTCTCCATGTCACTCGAGCTGTCAAAGTACCTGCGCTACTGGGGGGTTGCCAAGAACCCCCGTGGTGGCGACAAACGCCCATGGGGGCGCAATGAGAACGGCCAGCTGATCCCGCTGTCCACTACCAGCCGTCGTGGCTGGATGGACTACGGGATGGCTGTGGCTGTCGCCAAGTCCATCGGGCCACAAGCCGCGATCGGCGCCTGCCTGCACAAGAACTGCGGCATGGTTGTGATCGACATGGACGAAGACTATACGGCCGACCAGATGGCCATGGTCGAGTGGATGGACTCGTACGCCGAGACATCCAGCTCCGGCCTTGGCACGCACATCTTCGCAAAGGCCAACCTGGACGGCGGCGTGCGCGACGCCAAGACAGACATTGAGGTCTATGGCCGCGACCGGTTCATCATCGTAACCGGCAACACGATCAGTGGCTGGGACACGGTCGAAGAGCGCCAGTCCAAGATTGACCGAGTTGTCGCCAAGCTGGGCGGCATCAAGGCCTCCGCGGGCGTTCTGGCGGCCACAGGGGTTATCTCCGCACCGACCGTAGAGGTGAGCGAGGAAGAGCAGCGGGCCGCCCTGCGGAAGATCTGGAAGTCTGACAAGGTCAAGCGCCTGTGGTCGGGCAACTGGCAGGACTACGGCTACCCGTCGCAGTCTGAGGCCGACGCAGCCCTGATCGAAGCCCTGTGCTGGGCAACCGACAACGATGCCTGCGTGGCCGCTGTGTTTCGCCGTAGCGGACTGGGGCAGCGCGAGAAGGCCGTTGTTGGTAACTACGTTGCTCGCACCATCAACAGCATTCGCCGCCGCCGCGAGGCCCGCGAAGGCGAGAACGCTGCCATCGTTGCTGACATGATGAATGCCGGATACAATGCATCCCCCGCAGTCAAGAAGGCTGAAGCCGTGAGCAATGACCAAACACAGGCTCTCATTAACCGCCTGATGGACCAAATCGAGAAGCTGACGCAGCAGGTCGCCGACCTGACGAAGCAGCTCGCAGAAGAGCGCGCGGCGAAGGTTAGGCCTCAGCCACAACCTGAGCCCCCGACCCCGGCAAGCCAACCTGTGCCCGAAGAAGAGCCGGAGCAGGTGACCGGCATCGCCGGGCTGGTCAATGGCACCGAGATCAACTGGTCCATGCTGTCAATGGATGAGGATTCCGATGACACGGTCGAAGAGATCGACCCGGAAACCGGCGAGATCCTGTCGTCGGATCCGGAAGAGATCCCCGCCCAGGAAGAGACCGTAGCCGCCATCGATCTGGACAAGGCACAGGAACCCGGCCTGCCGCCCGGGCTGTCTGGGCAGGTTGTGGCCGATGTGTGTCGCTCGCTTCGTGGCCAGACCCCGGTGGACTTCGCTTCCGGCGCCATGATCGCGGCCATCTCCGGCTTCGCTGCACGCTCCATTGAGTCGTACAGCGGGCCGCAGTATGGCATCACCAACCACGTTGTGCTGTGCGCCCCTCCGGGCTCCGGCAAGAACGTGGCAGCTGTCGTGACCGGCCTGTTCTCGGAGATCGCCCCGCACGCCGCCATGTCAGCCAGCACGGTGGGTGGTCGGGCTTCGGTCACCAAGCTTCGCGCACAGGTCCCCGCTGGTCTGATCCACTGGTCTGAGATCGGCACCGACCTGGCAAGGCTGTCGCAGGATCAGTCTGGCAGCGTCGGCCTGAAGCAGGTCATTCAGATGTTCGACCGGTCTCCGTTGAGCGCCGCTGAAGCATCTCTGACGGTTGGCGGTAGCGTGATCCCGCGTCACTACTACCTGTCGATGGTGGCGGACACGCAGCCGGCCTACATGGATCACTTGCTGTCATCTGATGCGTCCGGTTCCGGCCTGCTGTCCCGCCTGACGGTGATTAACTACACGCCTGACATGCAGATGATCACTGGCACTGGCAAGGCGATCAGCGAAGCCTCGATGGCTGCCATCCGTCGCGTGGCATCGATGCCGGATCGCGGGGCTGGTAGCGACAACCCGGGCTACGAGCGCGTGCGTGCAGCTCCGGAAGGCGCCCGCCTGCTGGACTGGCACCAAGACCTGCGTAGCAAACAGGTTGGCGGCTACCGTCGCCATGAACGACAGGCTTTGGCTGACGCCTGTGCCCGTCTGCATGCACGGGCTGAGCGGGCTGCCACGGCCATCGCGGTGATGAACAACCCGATGACCCCCGTGATCACTGAAGAGATCGCTATCTGGGCAATCAAGCTGATCAACTATCACTGGCTGCTGATGATCGACGCCGTCCGTGATAGCGACAAGTCTGCCTCGACGATCGCCATCGAAACCCTGCACAGGTGCATCCACGACGCATGCACGAACCCGGACAGCCAGTACCGTGATGCCGACAGTGTGATTGAAGGCGAGGGCATAGTGACGGGCCGAACGATCCAGCGTATCATCGCCGCCAACCCGAGGATGACGCGCTTGCTGGCCAAGAACGGCATGGATGACCGGGCTGCGATCAGTCGAATGATGAACATCATGATCAAGGACTACGGCCTTCTTCAGAAGCTTTCGCTCGGCAAAGATCGCAGCGTGATCTGCTACCGGCTCACACAGCCCTTCAAGGAAGGTCTGTACACTAAGTAACACAACCCGACCCGGGCTTCGGCCCGGGGGCTCACCTGGAGTCAATCATGGCAGTAAATGGACGAAACAAGGGCGCCGCCTTCGAGCGGCAGATCGCGAACGAAATCAAGGCAGTCACAGGCAAGGAGTGCAAGCGCCTGATCGAGCAGTACCGCAAGGGCAATCTCCCGGGGGACCTAGAGGGGGAGGCTGTTGCCGGCTACGCGATCGAGTGCAAGCGGTACGCGAAGGTGCAGCCCGCCCTGCTGGCAAAGTGGCGGGCGCAGGCCCTGCGGCAGGGGGTGGATAGCGGGAAGGAGCCCGTGCTGGTCTACAAAGCCGACCGCCAGCCGATCGTAGTCAACCGTTGGTCGTTTGGCGAGTGGGTGGAGCAGTCATGGCTTGACTTCGTGACTGAGCTTTGGCAGAATAACGGTTAACGAATCGCTGAGCCGGCGCAGCACGACGCCGGCACCTCTGGTGCTTCACATGAACACACTGTTTGTCATCCTTCATGCCATCATCGCCGGTGGCTTCCTTGGCGCCATAATCGGCCAACGGATCTATCGCTGGATCCGGATTCGCAAAGAGGCCGAGATGGCTCAACTGACCACCTGGAGGATGCTGTGATAAACATCATTGTCATCCTTCTGGCCTACGCGGCCCTCGCATTCATTGCAGCACTGATCGTCGTCAAACGAACCGGAGAATGATCATGATCGCACGTCAAAACAACCTCATCTGCAACGAAGTGGTCTTCACCATCAGTGGCCGAGACGGCTACATCGCCTGCAAAGATGCGATGACCGCTGTTCGTCTGGCCATGGCCATTAACAGCTTCGCGGGCCAGAAGACCAGCCCGACCGAGCAGTACGCTGCTGTGAAAGCTGTTGTTCAGATGTTCCGGAGCAAAGCATGAGCGCCAAGCACAAAGCCCTCGTCATCGGCGGCGGAATCGTCTTCAACGGCTACCAGTCAGTGGAGCAGATCAAGAGCTGCCGCTCGGCCCGCGAACGCTACAAAGGCCCGGTGAACCTGGCCAACGCCAAGCGCGCCGCCCTGATCCAGCGAAAGTTTGGTCACACGTACATCGACGATCAGACAGGCACGGAAGTTGATCTGTCCAGCCTGTCGCTGCAGCGTCGCTCTGTTGTGGATGCAGTCTACTGGCACGACATGAAAGGCATCGCCCTTGTGATTGGCGACTTCCTGGTGTGGTTCCCTCCGTCGCGTCTGAGCGACCGTCCAGCCGACGCACTTGACAAGATCACCGCAGACCTGCTCTAATACACTCACCGACCCGGGGCGGATCCCCGGGGCCCACTCAAAATGGAATCATCATGAAGATCATGGCATCCGCCAATACGGCAATCCGCGCCGCCCTGAAAGGCGAGCATCACTACGTCATCGCACTGCCAGCCGCGTACAACGCCCTGCAGTCACGGCTGGCTCAAGGCACTCGCAACGTCTACACCATAAGCGCCGCCCCAACGCCTTGCGGCAAGATCTCTCTGGTTAGGCTGGCTGGCGCCGAAGGTGATGAGATCGTCGACAATGTATTCGAAGTTCTGCGCCCCATCTTCTCCAGTCACGCTGGCAACATCCTGAACCGCCGCGGCCTCCGAATCGAGCAACCGGACGCGGATCTGTGTGTAGACTTCGCCAAGTCTGGCAAAACCAGTGGGGTCACCTATCACTCCGACGAGGCTGAAGAGTCTCACTGCATGGCAACCCTCATCCTCGGGGACTCGGTGTTCGTGTACGACTACAAATCGCTCACCCAGGAGGAGAGCGTGCTGTTTAAGGCCGTCATGGACTACCTGGTTGAGCAGTGGTACGCAGACAACGAAGTGGAGCAGCTGTAATGACATCCGAAGCCACCATCAAGCGGGGGCTTCGCCGCCTCCGCGAACTGAATGCACAAGCGGCTACGATCAAGGAAGAGTCTGACCGCATCCGCGAGTGGCTTGGCAAGCACGCCCCGGGCTACACCGGGGAACTGGACGGGGTCCAGGTCTCTATCACAACCGATCACAGGTGGTCGGTCGATAACCGGGCGCTCCGCGAAGCACTGAAGGCAAATCCAGCACTCGCCAACGGCCTGACGATCTCGTACACCGTTCCTGCCAAGCTTCAGCCAACTGAGGGGCAGCTCGAGTTCATCACCCTGAAGCCGCAACCAACCAAAGTCACTTTCAAGGAGTCTCAATCATGATCAAGAACACGAAGGACCTGCACCAAACCGGCAAGATCAACGCCATCATCTACGGCGCCCCCGGTGTCGGAAAGACCAGTCTGGCCAAGACGGTTGAGCGTCCGCTGGTGATCTCTGCCGAAGGCGGTGTGCTCGCCCTGATGGGGAGCGATATCCCGTACATCGACGTCACTGACATCAAGACGGCCCGCGAGGCTGTCGGTTACGCTGTCAAGCACGCGGCCGAGTACGACTGCATCTTCTTCGACAGCCTGTCTGAGATCGCCGAGATCATCCTGTCGGACGCCATGCAGAAGACCCCGGACCCCCGGAAGGTCTACCCGGAGACCGAGCAGGCAGTCACAAGGTTGATCCGCCAGCTCCGTGAACTGCCGTGCTCGGTGGTGTGGCTGGCCAAGGAAGAGGTCTCCGAAGATGAACTGGGTCGCAAGACCTTCCGCCCGTCAGTACCAGGATCGAAATTCGCAGCCAAGCTCGGCCACTTGCCTGACCTGGTTGGCCGCATGGTGGTTGACACGGTTCAGAAGGAGGACGGCAGCACGGTCAATCGCCGCACGCTGCGGTTCGTGACTGATGGAACCTTCGTCGCCAAGGACCGGGCAGGGAAGCTCCCGGAACTGTGCCCGCCTCATATTGGTAAAATCATCAACAAAATCAAAGGTGAATGACATGATCTCAACAGTCCTTAAGGAAGTCGTCAAGGCGATTCTGTGGGGCTTGACCTACATGACTACAGCCACCGCCATCTTCGTACACAGTAGCGTGCTGCTGGCAGTCACGACCTTCCTTACTGGCGTGTGCATGGTAGCCACGATTTCCCTGCTATCCGGAGAGCTGCCGCTCGACCGGCCGACGAACGGTCGTTGACACAGCGGTCACAGGGGCGTATAGTTCTAACCATCGCAACGGAGGTGGTCACCACCTCCGGGCATCAACCCAAGGAACCAAAGATCATGAAACGCACCATCCTCTCCGCCGCTCTGACCGTCATCCTGGCTGCCTGCGGATCCGCTGGCGACGAACAACCATCGCCAACCGCAAGCGCCCCTGTTGTTGCGCAGCAGGTCGAGCGACAGAAACCAGAAACCGCTGGCATCAAAGTCGAAACCCAGTCCCCGTACCTAGACCCAGTATCCGAGCAGACTGGCATCCCTTACGCTCTGCCGGAAACCGAAGGCGAGATGTGGGTTCAGAACTTCCACCTGAAGTACCTGAACGTCGGAGTAGCCAGGGCTGTAGCCGAATACAAGATGGTCGGCGAAGCTCTGAAAGCCGAACTGGCTGCCGAAATGGGTGAAGGCGTGAGCGCCTGGATCAAGAAGGATAGCGAGCGCTGCGTGACCGAAACCCTGTCAGTCTTCATTGAAGAAGGCGAGATGGCAGAAGCCCATGTGAGGGACATGTGCAAGGGGCTCGCCTACGGCTACTGGGCGCTGGTCAATGGCACTGCCGGCACAGAGGGCTCCCCGCGTCAGTGCCTCGAGTACGGCTACTGCGGCTTCATGTTCAAGCAGTACGACCTGTCGCTGCCTGACACGCCGTTCAGCATCCCGACGAACGGCCTTGACAGCCAGTTCTGACCAGCGTATAGTTTCAAACATGGCAAGGCGATAGGCGCCGAGCCGAACACAAGGAACCACGATCATGAAACAAGTCTTCGCCATCCACGACCAACGCATCCTCTGGGATGAGGTCGATCAAGAGTTCTGGGTCTACGGCCAGGTATTCATCCACGTCAAAGCCTTCCAGGCAGACCGCCGCCAGTTCATGCGCGTCAGCAAGAACATCGCCTTCCGCAGCCCGCTGGAAGCACTTGAAGAAGTGATGACCCGGGTCTACGGGCACAAGCAGGATGAGCGTCAGATCAAACGCCTGGCCTTCACCGCCCTGTGCCTGATGGCCGAAGATTGAAACGCTTGACAACGTGGCAAAAAACTAAGTAGCATACCACACATCGATTCAACCAGCCCCACGACAACCCAGTGGGCACAAACTCAAAGAGGTAAGCATCATGGCATTCGATTTCTGGGCTCTCGCCAACGACAAATCCTTCCAACAGGAAGCCGTCAACGAACTGAACGAGATGTCGTTCAAGAACTTCACCCAAGACGGTGAATACGACGTGACGATCACGGGGGCCGAGCAGAAGCTGACCAAGTCCGGTTACCCGCAGATCAGCCTCCGCATCAAGGCAGACACCGGCGAAAGCGGCTTCTGGAACCTGCTGGTCGGCCACGACGGTGGCCAGAGCACGGCGGCCAAGATCGCTCAGCAGCAACTGGCGCTGATCGTCAAAGCCTCCGGCCGCGTGGTCCGCGACCCATCGCAGCTGAACGGCGTCCGTCTGGTGGTCAACGTCAGGATGAAGGAAGACAACAACGGCGAGCCCCGCCCGAACTTCCGCTGTGTCGGTGGCGCCGGCCAAACCGCGGCTCCGGCAGCCACCGCAAAGCCGGTAGCCCCGAAGGCCGCACCGAAGCCGGTGCAACCTGAGCCGGCGGTCGACGAAGAGGACGACAACGACATCCCCTTCTGATCAATCCGATTAACCTAACATAAGCCCGCCCCGTGCGGGCTTTTGCATCATGACACTCGATCCGTTTGCACCGCTTGCCAGTCGCCGCCTTGACATCGAACGGGCCATCGACACCGCCATCGAGAAAGACCCGGGCGCCTGGCGCCAGACCATGGCCAGTGTGCTTGAGATCATGGAAGACTGGAGAAGGGGTAATGAGCCCGAGCGGTCGCACCTGGGAGCCTCTGTGATCGGAGTTGGCTGCGGCACACGGGTGGCCCTGGACTATCGCAAAGCCAGTGAGGACAAGCCGGACGGCCGACTGATCCGCCTGTTCAACCGCGGTCACATGGAGGAAGCACGTCTCGTGGCAGCCATCACTGTGGCCGGAATCAAGTGCAAAACGACAAGCAAGCACGGCGGGCAGATCAGCTACGAGCTTCGGGGCGTTCGCGGGTCTGTTGATGGCGTGGCCAGACTGCAGGACGGACGGCTGGCCGTGCTCGAGTTCAAGACAATGTCCCAGCGCCCGTTCGACGAACTGTGCCGGACTGGTAACATCAAGGATCAGCACATGACACAGATGCAGTGCGGCATGGCCGGTCTCGGTCTGGGGGTCGCCCTGTACGTCGCCTGCCACAAGGACACGGACACAATAGCCGTGTTCGAGGTTGCGTCTGATCCGTCGATTGCCGCAGAGGCGGACGACCTGGCCTTTGAGATCGTGCACGGTGCCATACCGGAGGTCGAGTTTCAGAAGGGCTCACTGCAGTGCAAATACTGTCCACACAAGGCCATCTGCCACAGCGGAGAGGCCCCGGTAGCTCGCTGCGAGACGTGCGTGCACGCCGTGTCGGACGGCAACGGCCGCTGGTCATGCTCGGTTGCAAACTTCGGCCAGCTGTGCGATAGTTACAGCCCAATCCAAGTCACGAGGGGTGCTCTATGACACTGACGCTTCGCCCATATCAAGCCGAGGCCATCGAAGCCGGCAACGCCTACACCGGCAAGGCCGGTATCATCGCCCTGCCAACCGGTGCCGGCAAGTCCATTGTGATCGCCTCAATGGTCGACCACGCCCTAAAGCAGGGGCAGCGCGTCCTCAATGCCATACACAACGGCGAGCTGGTTCGCCAGAACGGCTCTGCCATCGAACGCCTGACCGGCCGGAAGGTGGGCATCGTGTCCGCCTCCGTGGGGCGGAACGACCACGCACGGGATGCGGTCGTGTGCTCGGTTGGCAGCGCCTACCGCACCATCAGGGATATGGGCCGCTTCGACGTGGTCATCATCGATGAGTGCCATCGCGGCTCCAGTCGAGATGACAGCTCCTGGCGTGCTGTTCTTGAGTACTTCTCACCTGCTGTGCAGTTTGGAATGACAGCCACGCCGTTGCGAGAGGAATCGCGCGATACGTATGAGTATTTTGGAAATCCGGTCTACACCTACAGCCTACGTCAGGGCATTGAAGATGGCTTTCTTGCGCCCT